CTGAGATACAGAGACTTAAAAGAGATGCCAGTGATGATTTTTTTCTTGAGCGTATTGAGGGTATCCCCAGTCCGCCGGAAGGACTGGTGTTCCCTGAGTTCAGACCTAATCTGCACGTTGCTGATGTGAAGTGGGATGTGGGAACTCCCGTACATTTGTGGATGGACCCCGGCTACGCGGGAGCGTATGCAGTTGTGGCAGTACAGATACAGGATGACGTAGTCCAGGTTATAGATGAGGTGTACGAGAGGGGGCTTATAACTGAAGAGATAATACAACTATGCCAGTCAAGGCCGTGGTGGCAGGACGTACAGTACGGGGTGATAGATGTGGCAGGATACCAGCACCAGGCTATGACGGCACCGGCTGAACTATGGATGAAAAATACAGGACTGTATCTGGCATCAAGTAAGGTACAGATAAACGATGGAACAGAAAGGCTGAAAAGTTTCCTTAAACCTGACCCTATATCGAAGGAATCTAAACTCGTAATAAACCCCTCATGTACAGGATTGTTATCTGAATTCGGCGCGGCACCAAGTCCTTTTGACGGACAGACCCGTGCGTACAGATGGAAAACTGACCGTGATGGAAATATTGTAGGACAGACTCCTGAAGATAAAAATAATCATGGTATTAAAGCCCTGGTTTACGGTATAGTAGATAACTATGGGTACGGTTATGTAAAAGGTCACGGCGCTATTTCTGTAAAAAGGTGGTAACTTTGGCACGAAGAAAAGTCACAGATATCATTGATATGGTTGAGGCGCATCACTCTGCAACTTTTCCACTGCGTGACAGGATGGAAAAGGACCACAGTATATACAGGCTTGAGCCTTATGACGCGGGTGATGGATACCGTAGCTTTACTTCCAATGAACCCCAGGTAATGGCTGACAAGATTGTGAGCTGGCTTACCTCTGCCGAGATGGTAGTGAGGATTCCTTTCAGTGGAAACAAGCGTGACCAGCGTGATACGAACAACCAGAAAGAAAGATTCCTTACAGGGATTATCCGTGCGGCAGATGACAATCTTATGCAAAGATTACTCCCGTCACTCAGAAGCCAGCTTGCGTGGTACTTAACCGTAAGGGGATGGTACGCAGGCAGAGCCATGCTTGTTAAGAATGAAAAAGAGGAAACCAGGGTAGATATCACACCGTGGGACCCGTTGAATACTTACTGGGGTGAAGGGTCTGATGGGCTTGAATGGGCATGTTACAGAGTAAGAAAATCTCCGTCTGATGTACGCAGGCAGTACAACGTGCGTAACTTTGGAGAGAATGAGGACAGGGACGAAAGTGTATATGTCTACGATTTCTACGATAAGGAAGATAACTATGTAGTCATGGAAGACCGCATACTCAAAAAGAGAACGCGGCACGGCTATGACGGAGTTCCGTGTTTTATAGGTATGGTGGGGTCTGCTCCGCTTATACAGTCAGATGAAGTGGGGGCCGATGCAATTGCCAGTTACGGTGAATCTGTATTCAAACACAACCGTAATAATTTTGAAAATAATAACTTTATGATGTCTACCATGCTTGAACTTACCGCACGTTCCCGTAAGCAGGGACTGAAGGTAAAGTCCAGGGACGGCACAAAGACACTCGATGAAGACCCGTACAAGGAAGGGACCGAGATAGCACTTGGTCAGGGAGAAGACGTAGAGCCACTGGGTATGCTTGAAATGTCGAAAGAATCAGGGGCATTTATGGGACTTGTATCTTCTGAGATACAGAGGGGAGGATTACCCTATTCAATCTACGGGGAACTACAGTTCCAGTTATCTGGATACGCAATAAACACATTAAGACAGGGAATAGAAACAGTCCTGTCTCCAAGGATAGACGCACTGGAAAAAGCCTATCGCTCTATCTTTACAGTTATCAGTGAACAGTATGCAAGCGGAAGATTCAAGGCAATGGAAGTATCGGGAAGAGACAGGGACAGGATGTACTTCTCTGATGAGATATCTCCCGATGTGGTTAAGAAGGGCGGGGACCCTGAAGTTTCTATTCTGAGCCAGTTGCCACAGGACGATATGTCCAAGATGTCTATGGCTCAGATAGCAAGAGAGGGTCCTACTCCGCTGCTGCCTGACATATTTATAAGAGATATGATTCTGGGACTGCAGGACGCAGACCAGCTCGATGATGTTATTAAGGAACAGGTAGCTGAAAAGGCATTACCCGAAGCCAGCCTGTGGACTTTGCTTGCCTCACTTGAAAACAGAGGTAGAGGGGACCTGGCTCAGTTCTACTACGGTGAACTGATGAGACTGATGATGGAAAAAGTTGCGGCAACCAAAATGGCAATGGCGGCAGGGTTTTCTGGAGGTATGCCAGGTTCGCCTCCACAGGGACCACCCGGACCGGGAGGCGCTCCGCCTATGCCTGGTGGCCCACCGGGATTACCGCCTGAAGTTATGTCCAACGCGGCAATGGGTGTTCCACCTGTGCCTCCACAGGGTCCGCCTATGACTATGCCTGCAGGTTCACAGAGACCAGGTGCGGTTGATAACGAGGAGGCAAGAATGAGACAGATGGGACTAGTCCCGCCGAGGGAGGTTTAAATGGCAGTTTTCGGAAAAACTCCTCTTACAAAAGCAGTGTCTCAATTCGCAGGTGATTTTAATCTTGAACTGCAAAACGAACTTGAACTTCTTTATGCTCCACAGGCTAAACAGTTATCTGCCCTGCAGGAGAAAATGACAGAATCCCAGTCTTATGACGCAGGGAAAGAACAGTTAATGGCACGGATGATTGCCGCGGACAGGGGTGTGGATTCTGTTGAATCTACCGCACTGGCAAGGATGTTGGGGCCTGAAACTCCTATATCTCCTATGCCTCCTCCGCCTGGCACAGCAGGTATTGCTGGGCTACCCGGTGAGGAAGGAATACCCTTACCTCCACCACCCACGCCAATGGGGCCGGTTCTTCCACAGGATATGGAAATTCAACGTATGGGACCTCCCGTACCACAGATAGGATTTCCAGGTGGGCTTATGCCTAATATAGAGACTCCGTGGGGAGATGCTCAAAGTGGTATAAGAAATATAGCTGGTGGAATAGGAGATTTCTTTGGCGGGGTTGGAAGCGCTATAGGAGATTTCGCTACGGACCCTATACATCAGCAATTGTTTGGTTCCCAGGAAGGGCTAACAACACCAGCATATCCTGAGACTGTTGCAGATGAAATGATAACGGATGACCTTACACTGGATGTGCTTGCAAGTTATCCAACGTGGTCTACCACAGATAAAATACTAAATACAACAGATTTTTTACGTAAAGTGTATGAAGACACAGGAGGTGGTCCGGCATACGATGCTAAAGTCAGGCAGATAGCAGGTTATGTTGGAGAGAACGAAGGGGATACAGTAGTACGCAGTGCTATTACCAGTATGGTTAATGAATTAGGTAGAGACTTTGTAGGTAGTGTTTCGGGACCTGTATCTGACCGCTCTGTAACACCTTCATATATACAATCATCCGATGGAGTACCAGGAACAGGCTCCACAGAAGACAGGGAAGTAACTGATGCTATTGCTGCAAATGAAGAAGTACAGGCAAAGGTAGATGGGTCAACATGGCTTGACTGGCTGTCTGAAGTTGATTCAGGGAAAAGTCTTATTTACAACGTGTTTAAAGGGGAAAACCCTACGTTTAGAATGATGAATCCACGTGCGGAAGGACTGTATAACAGGTGGGAAAGACAGCTACGGCATCAGTTTAATATTGAATTAACTAATCCTAACAGTCCGTGGAATAGTGCTTTGCCTACAGGAAGCAATAAAGAAGGTGCCGAAATTGTAAACAGAAACTATAAAGAGTACTTACGTGCTGCTTTTGACCCTGAAAACAGGACTGCTAACCTGTGGAGTCGTGATGACTGGCAGCAGAATATGGAACAGGTAGCTACAAATGCCAGTACGTTAATGAATCAGTCTTCTCTTTCTCAAGGAGCAGTAGTGGGGGAAGAGGCTATTCCCCAGGACAGAATGCTGGGTGGGGCATTGGAAAGTCTTGCAAGGGACCCTGAAACTGTTAAGCAGTGGATTATTGCAAAATCCACAAAAGGTGCAAATCCGATTGTTGCACGTTATGCTCCTCAGTCTATCGGGCGTGAGGTTGATAAATGGGTAATGGATAATACTAAGATAAATCAGGGTATACCCAGTAATGACCCTGTAAGTCAGGGTGAGGCTGGAGCAGAAGCAGCACAATCGTTATTTCAAGAGTGGGCCAAGCGTGACTTTAGGTGGTTTGGTTCTAATGGATACGGGAGAGAATAATGGCTATTTACGCTAATACTGAAGTACAAGCAGTGCAGAACGCGGGTAATTTACAGCTCGGGGACAGTATGATATTACCTTCAGGGGATATGATGACATGGAATGGAACCAGATGGAATCCTACGGGAACAAAAGCTAACCATGGAGATACCACTACATCAGGGCTTACATGGAACAGTAGTGGAACATTTGAGCAGGGGCAAGCTGATACAGGGTATATAGCGTCTGTTACTGGAGGTGGCGGAGAAGTAAGTCCTACTAATACAACAGGAGGTAGTCCAGTGACAATGGCAGATTTTATAAAAAATGTGGAGAGCCAGACTCTACAGGGGAGGCGGAATGTATTTGACAGATATGCAGACTCAGAGGCATTTGGCAGGTTTCTAAACCCCCTGGCACGGTCTGTGTTAAGCAGACAGTTTGACCCAATGTCATCCCAGTATATGCTTGCTGCTGCACCCACTGCTGCAGGAGGTGCCGCAGGGTATAACGTATCAGACGCAGGGACTGGACTTAGCTTTAGGGACTTTCTGGGAGGAGGTGCAAGACCTACTTACGCAGGAGGTGTTTACGGTGGTATGGCTGGAACTCCTGCCTTTGGAACACAGGGAACTATGGGTATGACTCCGTGGTCAAGGGACCAGTGGCAGACAAGAATAGGTGGTTTGTTTGGCACTCCTGCGGAAGGCACAACAATGCCTGGAATGCCTACGGGTGCTGCCGGTGATTTTCTTGGTGCGTTAAGTATGGGTGAAGCTGCGAACATGATTGCAAATGCACAGACCGCAGGGCTTAATCCAATACTGGCACGGTCTGCTCCTGGAGGAATTAACAGGGCTATTGCCGCGTGGCAGGAAGCTAATCCTACAGCAGGTGGCGCCCAGTTACTGAGGTCTTATGTTGGCAGCCCTAACACAGGTGGTGGCACTCCAACATTTAATCCATTTGCATAGGAGTAATTTATGACAACTAATAACAACCCCGGAGGTGGACCTGGGGCTAACTATTATGGTAGCAATAATTCCTTTGCGGATTTCTTTACTGACTATCCGCAGGCAGCATATTACAGTAGTCCTAGCGGTACTGCGTTTTCAGGACAGTCTGCAAATACCCAGAGGTATTACCAGAACCAGTTTCAGAATGTATATAACGAATTTCTTGGCGGACTTGGTCAGCAGATAAGAAGCGGTGCGGACCCTACATTAAGGTTCGCTGATTATCTGGAAACAACACCGTTTACTGAAAGATATGCCGCGTTGCCTCCACAGATGGCAGGGCGTACTACCAGACAGTTTGGCCCAGGCACAAGGCAGATATACTTCTAATGGCACCACCAAGAGAGCCTATTAGCGCTGAAGAATTTCGTAAGAAGCTTGCACGCAGTAATGAAACTTCTCAGTTGCTTTCCAATCCTATGCTTGGAGCAGCTAAAGGTGCGATGGATGTTTTTTCTGCAACAGCAGAACTGGCACCTACGGCTTTTGGAAAGGGTGGAAAATGGGACGTACCAAGTAAGCTTCAGTCGATGGGTGTTCCTGACTTGAGAATTGCTCCCCGTATATCAGACTCTCCTGCTTTTCATGTTGAAGCAAAGCCAGAGGCTGTTCAGGCTTTCAGCGAATTCGTATCTCCAACGGAAGGACAGGAACGTCCATCGTTTGGAAAGACATTCGGCGCTCTTGTAGAAGCACAGGAAGAAAGACCTTTATCTCAACAACTTGTAACAGGTATTCTTGACCCTGTTGGTACTGGTTTAACTGGTGGTCTTGGTGTTGCTAAAGGAATAGGAGCTGGAGTCAGGACAGGTTCACAGTTATTAAGTAGAACTCCTGCTGCAACAAAGGCACTGAAAGCAACTCTTATAACTCCAAGAGAAGGTGTTGTTAGTAGCCTTGATGAAGCTATTAGTGCGGCAACAAAAGAAGAAAACTGGGACCAGGTACTTAGATTGTCAGATGAGAAAAAGAGATTAAGTATGCCTGGGGTAGGTGAGGGTGTGACGGGAATGAACCGTAGGTGGGCAGAGGATGTTTATACTCCTCCGGGTTCAGTTGAAGTTCAACGTCCATTAGGGAGTAGTCACTTATGGAGAGGGGAGGTAATCCCTGAAGGACCATCTCCACGATGGCTAGAGGATGTTAAAGAAGTTCCCGGTGTACTGGGAGCAACGCCTCGCTGGATAGATGAAGTTGCTTATAACACTGGCCAGACCAGACCTGTTGCCCGTGAGCCTCTTGGCTCTACTCCGAGATGGAGAGGAGAAGATGTTCCAGAGCCGGAATCACCTAACGTACTCTGGCGTGAAGGAGCTGGGCAGGCAGATGAGGTTCCAACACCATCAGTAGATGTAGAGATTCCTGCACGACAAGGTAGTTTTGAATTACAAACTCCTGAAGAAATAAGAGATGCAACAGGAAGACTTACTACTAGGTTATGGGGTGAGCAACCATCTGCAGCACAACGAGCGGCAGAAAAGACAGGTGAGACGGTAGCTGAAACAGGAAGAAAGGCATGGACGGGTACAGGAGTCCAACCATCGGATGTGGGTGCAGAGATTTTACCGTTTAGAGAACAGGTAGGGGGTGCGCTCTCACGTGGGTTTGGTAAAGCGGTTGATGCTATATTGGGTGGCCCTGGCTTTAGGATTGAAGATAAGCTTGCAGACAGGGCTGGTGAGATTCAATATTCATGGGTAGGGCGATTTGGTGATGACAATCAGAAACTTGTAACTCTTGCTTTAAGAGACACTATTAAATCAGCAAGAAAATTCCGTGCATCAGAAATAGAGAAAACACAGGCAGCGGAAAGGTCAAAGCGTGTAGGTGAAGGTCTTGCTGCTGCTTCAAGAACACGTGGGAGAGAGGAAGCATACGCAGCTTTTCTGTCAAGGCAGGAAGGGCCAATTCCTGCTTCAAGAATTAATGTTGAGGACTTACGTGAAGGGCTTGGAGAGGAAGGTATTGAAAATGTTCTTAATATGGTATCAAGAGCTGGTGCTATTGAAGGGGACACGGCAGGCAGGCTTACTCCTAATGAACAAATACTTAGTCCGTTTGAAGGGGCTAATGCTTATAATGCAATAAAGGAATTGCTTGAACACGGGGTTGTTCCAACCCACAGTGATATGACGTTACTTGAAAGAGTGTTTGGTGATGGGATTGCTGATGAACTAATAAAAAGCAGAGTAGGCACAATAAGCAGGTCTGGGTTTACTCCACGTGAATTAATTCTTGATGTTATTAATATGCCACGTGCAAACATCTCATCTTTTGATGTGTCGTTCTTATTAAGACAGGGTGGAATGATGTTGCCTGGACAGGCAAAAGAAGCAACTGCGGCAGCCGAGATAGCCATAAAAGCTATTGCTCCCGGAGGAGAGGGGGTAGCAAGAGCAACGCAACAGGTAATGATGGAGGCTGATAACGGTAAGTTATGGGATAAGTATGTGAGTAGAGGGGGGTTATTTATACATGGTGTGGGTCGTACTGGAAGTTTAGTAGCAAGAGAGGAAGCTTTTCTCTCCTCGTTGGCAAGTAAGGCTTTCCCGTGGGTCAGAGCATCTGAGCGTGGATATGCTACATTCCTGAGTAAGCTGCGGTGGGATGTGTTGGATGACATGGTGAAGAAGTATGAGGCAACTCTTGGAAGAGAATTAGACGTTAGTAATGCTGATGACTTAGAGATTATTAAGGGAATGTCATCTTACATAAACTACTCAACGGGTCGAGGCCCAATGTTCGAGAAGGGTTTTGAGACTATTAG